TTTTTTTGGAAATTGATTTCCAATTCCAGGATAATATGGACATGTGTGTATGTTGGGCGTACCTTCGGGCCGCTGACAGTAAGCACCATTCCAATGAAGTTAATCATCCGTATCACTAAGTGACACTAGGTTGACTTACCAGTACAATAAAGGTTCTCAAAGAGATCCTAACTGTACAACCGAGACGACGGGGGAGCAATCCCTTGTTTCTCAATCGGCCAGTTTGAAACTATCCGAAAAACTTAATGAACTTAAAGCCTACCCTCAGGGAAGGTTTATTCTTCATAAAACCTCTGCCAATTTCGTCATCGAAAAAGTCATAGGTTTCGGACTCAGGATCCTGTGGATCCCAATGTCCTTTATCGAACGCTGTTACCAACTTTGAGTTTATATACAGCGGTCGTTCCATTTCAGCCACAATATTTAATATTTGCTTGTTGGAATAATCAGCCCAAGACGGTTCTTCGAACTCATCCACCAGCTGAGAAAGTTTGTTCCAGATTTTTCCGAAACCAACTTTATAGCGAACTGTATTAAAAAGTTTTGGAGGCTTTCGGCCTATCAACAATTCTTGAAATACATTCGCACGAGTGATCTGTTCCACGAATTCTTCATGGGACACCCACCCTTCGGTCCTTAGCACATCTACAATGCGCCTGGGATCGTATTCATCCAACCTATGCTGGTACTGGCCTATAGCCCGCGCCCAGGTTGTTGACCCGGTTTGTTGTGAGTATTCTTTAAGAAACCCAACCAACTTATCCGTAAAATCATCGAGTAGAGCTACGCCCCGCTTCGACGGATTTTTGTTAAGGGTATGGAGAAGCCTTAAAGGTTCTGCTACATCCCCTAAAACCAACCATCGACCGAAAATCTTTCTCACGACGGTTGGAGATTTTAAGATCCACTCTTTGAGTTCACTCTTAAAACCTAAACCATATCCACCTAACACTAAGGGAAGGTGAACCATGGCATAAAGTTTGGGATCATTGACCTCCTTAGGAATCAATGGACCCATCCTTCTCACGAATAGCGACCTGATACTTTGTACCTTGTTCCACCCCATTGTCTGGGGAAGCCATTCGATTGTACGAAGCAGCTGCGCGGATTTTCCGATCGCAACGTTTCGTTGATCCTTCATTAAAAGTGTGGATTCCCCCCTTTCCAGGAGGCGAATCTTCACACCATCAATGAGAGGAGATAATGCAAATTTGGTATCCAGTTCTGAGAACTTAACACCATTTTTGAAGTTTGTGCAGAATATTACCCTTTCGGTGTATTTCACAAACTTTCGACTAATACCGTGTTTCTCGACGGAGATCTTTGATCCCACAAGTCGATGTATCGCCGTTATTTGTCTCAAATATCGAAGTGGGCCGATCACTATGTGATCGTCACCACCGATATGAACCGCCCTCCAGCTTCGCCAGGGGAAGGTTTGTAAATTCTCAAAATACTCAGAGTTACTCCGTGTATATTGATCAAATGCCATCTGTTCCACTGAGAGGTTCAGAAGCATTAAAACTATTTTCGCGATGGGTTCTCCCATAAATATGCCAATTGATGCAACATGAGATTCAATCTTGTCGCGATCAAAGAAAAGTAAGCGATCCGAAATCATTTCTATCACTAACTTGAAGTATTCATTATCTAGTTTTGTCTCACCCCAAAACCCCGTAATGAACCCCTCTAAGAGGGCTTTCGCTACTTCATGGCGAATACTGTTGGTAGCATCTTTAAGATCGCTACTCAGTACGCCGTGAACCCTTGGATCATAATCTGCTTTGCAGAGATTCCGAAGGGCTTCCCATGCCTGATCCTGCTTATGAAAAGCAGAATAGACATATGGATGGTATTTTACCGCTTCTATGAGGATGTGGGCAAAGGGAGCTTCAAGCGTCCCTACCCACCACTCAGAGCAAGTAATCCAACGTGCTTTGTCTCCCATTTCGGGTACGACTTCAGCTCGTATATGTGGTGTGCTATAG